TGGACGCTGTTCGGTTTATGGCCGGAAAATCTGGCTGAACTGTAACCCGCAGGGGCCGCACCACTATATTTACGAGGAATATATCCAACCGAAAGCAGCCAGGAAAAAGGGCGTTTATCATCTGCACTTTACCATGGATGACAATTTGTCTCTGCATCCGAAGATTAAAGCAGGATACAAGCGAGCCTGGTCGCCGGGGAGCGTATTCTACAAGCGTTTTGTTCTTGGCTTATGGGTAGCAGCTGACGGTTTGATCTATCAGCAGTTTGCAGATAATGTGAGAGATTACCTGATCGGTCCCGACTGGCTGGAAGAGAATCAGATTATGTATGCAGTAATCGGCGTTGACTTTGGAGGCACGAAGTCAGCGCATTCTTTTACGCTTACGGGATTCTCGAAAGGGTTCAAGCAGGTTGTTGTCTTGGATGAGTATTATCGCAAGAAGCGGATTAATCCGAAACAGCTTCAAGACGACTTCGTGGACTTCGTAAAACGCGCACAAGCCAGGTTTAAGG